TCAGAGTGCTCCTAGCGCCGTTTCATTTCACAAGGCGCCCAATATGCCGCCCGCAACTGCACCGACAGGTGCGCCGACGCCGCCGAACGTCGCCCCGATCGCCGCCCCCGTGGCGGCCCCGCCGGCAATGCCGCCAAGCGCGTTTTTCTTCTGCGGCGTATAGGATGGCGTCCCCTGCCCAAACGAACTGGTGCCATACGGAACCCCGCCGACCCCCGAAAGCAGGATGTCGAGGTTCTGCACCGGCCAGCCCTGTTGCTCGTAGAACTGCCCCATCTGGGCGTTGAGGTTCTGCTGGTCCTGCTGTTGCTGCGCGCTGCCGATCGTCTGGAGCATCGAGGCGTCTTTCTGCGCCCCCAACTGTTCGGCCGTGGCGACCCCTGGAAGCCCTGCCGCCGAGGTGAGCCCCGCTTGCAGGTTCGTGTTGGCTAGGTTCTGACCAGCGGATGCCGCCGCGTTGTAGCCCTGCTGTCCCAGCGTGCCGAGGTATTGGCCGGCGGCAAGCCCCTGCTGCGCCTGCTGGGACGCCAGGTTGTAGGCGGGCGTCAGCGCCTGGCCCCAGCCCGTGGTGAGCATATTGCCAATCTGCTGCTGAGTGCCGAGGTTGAACTGTGCATCCGACACGCCCTCGGCCACGCCTTGGCGGCTGCCGCCGAACGCGCCGACATTGGCGGCGTTGCCCGCGATCGTCTGCCGTCCCATCTGCCGCGCCTGCTCGCCTGCGGCCAGCGTCGGGTCGATGACGTTCTGCGAATACGGGTTCATGAGCGTCTGCGCGTTCAGGCCGACGCCTTGCGCCGTTGCGGGTCCGGCGCCTGCCACGTAGTTGCCCAGCAAGCCCCCCGCCGGGTTCATGACCTGTTGCTGGTAATTGCCGAAAAGCTGGTTGCTGCCTTGATTGAGTTGGTCCGTGGTGATCGGCGCGACCTGGCCGAGCATGCCCGAGTAAGCCGCCTTGGAGGCGTCATAGGCCCCGCTTTGATCCCCCTGCATATCGCGGACTTGCTGATATGCCTGCGTCGTGTCCGCGCCGGGCTGGGCGACGATCTGGCCGGTGTATGGCGTGTAGGGTCGCTGGCTGAGATCCTGCGCCATGCCCACGGCCTGCTGCGAGCCGGCGTTGAGCCAGTCGGGCAACTGCGTTGAGGTGTTCGTCACCCCCTGCGTCGGCTCGGACCCGCCCTTGCTGCTCATGACGCTAAATCCTTGTAAAAGGACGGAAGGTGCGGTTTCCATCCCAGTCCCGACGCTACGCGGCCCCAGCCTTTCCGTCCCATTGCCGTAGCCTTTGTGCAACCCTGCTCAATCGCCCATTCACAGATTTCTGCGTCCAGTGCTAGGCAGTCGTGCAAATCCCCCCAAATTAACCAATACACGACCGTCTTCATCTTGGGGTATTGCTTAACCTCGGTGATGATCATGCCATCATTCCGCTCCCAATACTGGGCACGCCCGTCCCGACACATCTGCACCACGTCGGAAATTGTGTGCGTGTTGCCGCCCCATTCCAGCGCCTTCTCCAGCCGCGCCCGGCGCTCGCCTTCGTCCATGCCGGGATGCTTGAGGGCTGGAGAATTCACGGCCTGGGAACCGCTTCTGTGTGCAGGGCACCGGCATCGTCAATGGACACTTTCCAGGTGGTGCCGTTCGGGGAAATCAGCCCGAGGAACTTGTATGCGGTCGGCACCGTGGCGCTGGCCTTTGCGTTGATCGCATTCGCAACCTCGGCCAGCCGCTGGTTGATATCGCCCGTGGTCGGCGCGGTGAACGGGGCCGGCGGATGATAGAGCCGTGCGACCATCAGCGCTTCCCCCAATCCCACACCCGACCCGCGAGATAAATCCGCAGGCCAAACGGGCGACGGTAGATCGACAGCGTGAAGCCGCGACCGCCTTCGTTGAACACAAAGGGCACGGAGCCAGAGGAGCTAAAGGCAAACCGCCCGATCATCATCTGCGCCCTCCCATTTTCATTTCCAGCCGGGGCCGCCCCACTGCAAATGGCCCATCGGTGAGAGCCTCCATACGCATGCGGACGGACCTCCCAGAGAACCTTACGTCGAGTAACCCTCCGTGAACTGCCGAATACAATCCGGTATCGTATTCTCCCGCTGCGTCGTTTGGTTCTTCTCTCGGAAAGAAACGGTATCCGAGCGCACCATCTGGGGCATCGGCGTCCATGACAAGTTGCTTGACGTGGTAGCGTTTATCTCCTTCGCCGAGCACGATCGCCCCGGTTTCGGCATATACTTCGCCATTCGGGGCGCGCGGAACGCCTCCATCCAGCCACCCGAACTCATGGAGGAATAACGATCCCCCGCTGCCCAACGGCCCCCCGAGGATGGGATAGTCAAGCGTTGCACTTGGATCGCCGGCTGTCCGGTTTCTCACACCAATAGTCCACGGGTGGGCTGGGTCGGAGTAATTCAGGGCGAGATACCTGTTACACTCTTGCGCGCCTTCATCACACCAGTCCCAAAATAATTCTGTAAACGCCGGATTGGGTGAGCCGAACACGCGCCCCACCATCTGGCGGTTTACGAGGCTGAAAAACCAATCCTGCACGTCGCACTTTAAAGGCTGGACGTTGCCCTGATAGGTCCAGAACGTCTGCAAGCCCGGCCACGCGAGGAACGACCCGACGCCGATGACAGCCCGCGCCGAGATCGGCCCGCAGCCCGAGGCAACCTGCACAATGCCATAGGCGTAAGGGGCACCCACATACGTCATCTTGTGCAGATCGTTAGCCGTGAAGATCAGGATGCCGTCGCTGACCTTGGCCGCCGTCATGGCGTAGGACTGCGTTTGCAGCAGTTTACTGCCCGCCAGGTTGGCCACGGCCGGTATCCACACGTCGGGGTTTTCCTGATCGCTCCAGGCGATATTGCGGGGATCGCCGCCCGAGGCCAGCAGCACGACATGGCGCTGATCGCTGACGATCACCCCGCGGTTGTTTATAGGTGCGGTAGCTACAAGAACGGGCAGCACGGTTGGCGTATTTGGATGCCAGCGGAACAGCCGCCCGTCCTGGGTGGGGACAACCAAGAGGTCTTGCCCGAACGTGTCCATGCTCCAGCGGTCGCCCTGGATGGCCGATATATCCTGGGTGCCGATATCGGCGGGATCGCGCGCCGTGCCGTAGGTGTTCTCGCCGTAATCGGCCAGGCCGTAGCCGACCAGCGCGCCGGGCGGACCGAGCCCGCCGACGCCCGCGGGCGTGATGTCATAGAGCGTCTGCGTATCGAAGCGATAGGCATAGAGCTTGGCATCGGTCCCGAATGCGGCCCAGCGCACGCGGGTGTTGTCGTGCCAGGTCAGCAGGTCGCGCGGCAGGGTGGGCGTGGTCGTATGCGGTTGCGCTACGTTGCCGCCGATCGGTTGAAGCTGGCCGCCGCGGAAGCGCACCAGATTGACATCGAACCATTTTCCAGGCGTGGCCTCGGGCGTGGCGTTGCGGAACACCCCCGGCGGTGGCGCTTGTGCTACGCGGGGCACTAATGCGGACCCCTGGACGGCGAGGACATCACTCGCAGGCTGCGCGGGGGCATGAGGATCGCGCGCAGTTCGGCGAGTTCCGTCCGTAGCGTGGCCAGCTCGTCGGTGATCGCCATATCGGACGCCAGCCCTTCCGGCACCATGGCGCTCATGACAGTCGTTGCCGCCTGGGTGCCGGCGAAGACGATCTTGGTGACCACCAGCACCGGCTGGAGGATCGGGAATAGCGTCCCGCTGCCGCCGAGGCTGATGTTGTGGGCATGTAAACCGTCTGCGGAAATGCCGTGGGTATGGTTGCCGATCGTGGTGGTGGTGTGGCTGTGGTTGCCGTCCCAGTAGAGCTGGTGGGTGTGGCCGCCGTTGGTCGTAGTCGTGAAGCTGTGGCCGTGATAACCATCGGTGCTGGTGGTGATGGTGTTGCCGGTGGCGAAGCTGCCGATCTGAAGGGTAGCGCCGCCACCGACAGCGCCCCAGGCATTGACGGTGTGAGCATGGCTGCCGGCCCCGTCGGTATTGCCGGTGTGGTTGTGATCGCCGTTGTATGAAGCGCCGGCATTGACGCCGCCGGTATCGTGGTTGTGGGCGCCTTGCGCGTCAGTCGTGTGGTTGTGCGTGCCCGCTGCGCCCGAAGCCCCGCCGTGGCTGTGGCTGCCCACCGTATCGCTGACCATGTTGTAGTTGGGCAGGTTCACCTTGGCGATGACGTTGGACACCGCGCCGGTCTTCTGGGTGAACGAGTAGGTGATGCTGGTCCCGTTGGTATCGACCACGGTGCCGGGCCCGATCGCCGCGCGGCCATTCGATGCGGGCAGGTTGAACGTGGTGCTCCCATCCCCTGCGCCCCAATATGTCCCCAGGACAGCGAACAACGCGCTGTATGTCGTGCGGCTCACCGCCCGCCCATCGGCGATGAGCCAGCCGGGCGGCGCGTTAGGTCCGGCGAAATCGAGCAGCGCGCCGATCGGGGTGGACAGGAACACGAACTGATCGAGGATCGTGGTGTTGCTGTTGAGCTTAGATCCCCACGTGTCCCGACTCGATCCCACCTCGGGCAAGACCAGGTTCAGGTTCGGCGTGTAGGTGTCGGCCATGGTTACTTGACCCCGGCAGGCGGGTGGAGGGCATCGACGCCGGCCGGGATGGTGGCGCCATCGGACGAATCATCGGTCACGGTCACGAACCATGTAGCGCCTGGATCGCGGGGGAGATTGATCCGCCAGCCGCCGATGCCGCGGGTCCGGTTGAAGCCCATTTGCAGCACCCAATCCCTATACGTCCCGTATGACCGCCCGGTGTGCGGCCGGTTGGTCTGCGGCGCGACTGGCGGCGCGTAGCCGTAGATCACCGTGCCGTTAGCTGCCCGCCATTGAGGGTTACCGCTGGGCGTCGTGCTCATCTGTCCGGCTGTCGAAGCCATGTTCGCCTCCTATTGCCTGTTGACGCCCTGTTTGCTCACGTCCTCTTGCAGCCGTTGCAGCACGACGCCCTGAGATTGCTGTGTGGCTTGTAGATCGGCCATTTTCTGTTGCAGCATCAGGAGGCCGTCGAGAATCTTGTCGGCCCGCGCGGTCAGTCCCGCGACTTTTTCCGCCGTGGCCTGCACCGGGCCGCTGCCGCGCGTTTCCAGCGCGTCCAGCCGTATGTCATGCGTCTCGATCTGGTGCCGCATGGTGCCTATCTGGCTCCCGAAGGTGAATACATAGACGCCAACCGATGCGACCGCGCCGATGACGCCGATGGTGAGCCAACTGGGGCGCTTGGTTGGTTCATCGGCCATCTCATAGCGTCCTCCCCGCCGTGAGCAGGGCGGCCCAGATGAGGCCGATGACGACGTAGTAGAGCGCGCGGTCGCTGATCCTCATGGCGCGGGGTCCATCGCTGGCGCGCCCCGCCGAATTAGCGCCACGAACTCGGGGGTTGAGGTTTCGGTGTCGTGGCAGTGCTGAACAAGCTGCCGCTCCTCCTCGTTTATCAGCAGCGTCCATGGCAACCACTGCCCGGCATCGTCTTGCTGATACCAACTCAGCCGAAGGGGGACGCCCTCGCCGCTTTCCAGCTGCAACATGCGGATGGGGGCAGCGGTTGTCATGGCCGCAGCCTCGGCATACCGCCGCTCATGCACATCACCAAATCGTAAACGAAATAGATCAGGAAGATGATCACGATCATGGCGACGATGATGCGGATGACCCGCATGGCGAGGTCGCCCGCCCAGCCCAGCCAGCCGAGGACGATGGGCAGGAGCAGCATGAGGATGGCGACGACGCCGCAGATGACGACGAGCCAGACCAGCATCGACACCAGCCACGCGCTGGAAAAACACATAGCTAGGTTTCCTCTGCCATGTTCATAAGTCCGCGCTGGCGGTATAAGCCGTTATATTCACGGCCAAGACCCCTGCGGCAGCAGCAGTAGCGTAGAAAGTCACATTGCTTGGGCCTACATCCTGCCAGTTAACACCCGACGAATTGACTGTGCCCGAATAGGTTTGCCCGGAAATAGTCGGAACAGCACGCATTGCTGTAGGAAAATATATAGTTGTAAAGTTGTTATACCCGGCGGCATTGGCATTTGCCGCTGTTGATATCTTGCCAGAGAAGACGTATGCGAACCGCTGGCACTGTTGCAGTTGCGTAACCGGATCGAGCTTTTCGAGCGGCGTGGCGACGGTGCCGATTTCGAGCTGCACGCCCCAGATGCCAATAACCGCGTTGGGACCTTGGACACCGATGTTGCCATAGAGCGCGTTGTTCGTAGCACCCGACGAAAATGCCAGGAACAGGTAGGTGCAGTCGTTGTTGGCCGTGCCAAGCGTCTTGCCTGCCGCGCTCGGAATGACCGTGATCAAACTGTAGCGTGTGAACGTCGTGCTAAGTGTGACCGACTGCCCGGTAGCATTAGCCCACACCGATGCGGACGGTGAGCCGCCTGTTCCGAAGTTCTGGAGATAATTAACACCCAGCTTCAGTGCGCCCGCCCCGCACACCGCCCAGAACGAAAGGATGACAGTCTTGCCAGCTAGTCTGCGGACATCTTCGATGCCCTGATATATGACTGTGTTGGCACCAGCCGCTGCATTACCTGTGAATGTGTTTGATAGATAAAACTTAGCCGCTTCGTCACCAATCTGCGCGCGATTACCATCTAATGCCCCGGCCTGTATGACACTGGCAGTATCGGTGGCACCGCTAAGACACCAGCGATCCATCGTATAATTGCCAAACGCCGCGAACGGCCCCGTCCCCCGCTGCGCGATGTTGAACATGCTGTTGTGGATGAGGTTGCGGCCCACGTCGTTGGTGATCGGCGCGTAGATGCCCGTGGTGAGCGTGCCGGACACCCATTTGGCCCCGTCGTAGACCCAGATGACGCCGCCGGGGCCGGTGTAGGTAGCGCCTGTCGTGCCTGGGGGGAAATCGAGCGCCATGGCTTACCCCCACCGGACAACGCGGGCGCGGTAGCCTGCGGCCACGACCGTGGGCTTGGCGAAGACGCGGCGGCGGCCGACCGGGCGCAGCATGGCGAACGGCTCGCGATCAAGCCACGCCACTTCAGCGGCGGATAGCGGGCGTGTCCACACGCCGCAGGCGATGATGTTCATATTGCCGCCGGTGCCGACCGCGAATTGTGTCGTCGATGTAAACCCGATGGATGCCGGGGCGCCGAAAGTCCTGGTCAGCAGACCCTTGTAATATCCGGAATACAGCACCGATGGCTGGAACGTCATCGCCAGCGTGTGTGTGTTATTGGCCACGCCTGCGCCGCTATCCATAAAATACCCGACGAATGCGTTGTTGCCGTAGCCCAACAGGGAGTCGGCGCCAGGCTCGCTGTAGAGCGCGAGAACCCAGTTAGATGATGGCTGGTCCCAGATCGCAATTATCCACGGCAATGGGGCATTCACCACGCTCGCTACACGTTGCTCGTAAATCCACAGCGTTGCACCGCTCGCGAATGTCGGCGTCGGTAGCGCCGTGGCTGTGACCAATCCGTTTGGCGTGCCTAATGCGGCACACCCGAACGCCCGGCCCGCGCCACTGGCAACACCGCCGAACTGTCCTGCCCCCGGTATCAGTGTCGGACCATTGCCGGACAGGTCTTTGCCGCTCACGCCGGGCATGTAGTAGCCCAGCAACCCGCGCGCTAGCGAATGCTGTAGATCGACTTCGACAGCCGCGTGCTGCGCCGGAACAAATTGCCCCGACCATAGTGCTGGGTGTCTGTGTAGGTGGGCAGCGCGAACCGGCATTCTGCGCCTTTATGCGTTGAGGTTTTCGTTATAGCTGCGATACTTCAGGGTCAGTGCGGCGGTGGAACTCAGGGCCACGCCGAGGTTGTTCCCAAGCGCGAATTTGAAATCCCCCGGCGGCAGCACGACGCCCCGGAACATCGCGGAAACGGTGCTTCCTGATGCCACGCCAACCTTCACCCACGCCGATTTCTCCAGATACGTGACCACAGGCTGCACGGTCGTAGATGACACGGCGCCGTCGCCGTAGGTCGTGCCGTCCTGCTGTAGCGGCAGCAGGAACAGGGTGAGGAAGGAGTTGACGGTAGTTGTGCCGCCCACGGTCACGATGAGCGATACATCGGCGTAGAGGTCGAGTGCGGTGCCGTTGGTGATGACGGATGTGGCAACCGCAGCGCCGCCCGAGGCAAGCGAGTTGAGGTCGCCCGCGGTGAAGGTAACGGTGGTGAATGCGGTATTGATGATCCAGCGGGAAATATTTGCCATTTACGTTCCCCACTTCCGCGCGGCGGCGATCTCTTGTTCCATGTTATGGATTGCCGGATCGAAGCCGAGTTGTGCGGCGCGCGTTGTGGTCGCCTGAGTCAGACCCATGATGGCATTGAAGCTGGCGGCAACGATGTCGCCGGCATACTGGAATTGCGTCATTATATTATGCAACTGATCCAATTCGGCTGGATTGGACGTGTGCAGTATCGTCCGGTCAGACTGGTAAGTAGAGGTGAGATTCATTGCCAGGATGATCAGGGCGTCCGGGTTTGAACTGACTGCACGTGGGTCAATATCGGCAGCAGATATCGGTATAAGGATCGGTTTACCGGACAGCGCCATCTGCGAGCGTGCGACAATCCGCCCCCAATCCCCGGTTGGTGCTTTTTGCAGGATATTGAATGCTTGGACGGCGGGGACATCCACAACAACGGTCATTGGCGTCGTCAACTGCGCGGCGATTTGCGCGTCAGTCATGCCGCCGTATTTCGGCAGCGCGATTTCAGCCTTGAGGCCGGCATAATCGGTCATGGGACACGCACCGTGAAAAACACTGTTGCGCCGGGCGCTGCGGTGCCGCCGACTATGACCCACAGATGCTGCCCAGCGGTGAGCACGTTGAGCGCGGTGGCGGTGCCCACGCTGTCGCTGGTGGTGGTTGCAGCGGTGAGCGCCACCATGCCGGTGACGTTGGTGAGGCTGCCCGGCGCCCCGATTGCCGCCGTGTAGGTGAGCGTGCCGCTGGCGACGTGGGCGTAGGAGTTGACCACGGTTCCGCCCTGGATGACCGGACCGAGATCGTAGGTGCCCACGGGCAGCGTGTCGGTCAGCGAACCCGTCAGCCCGACAGTGGTGAGGACTGAACCGCCCGCGAGATTGGTAGCGGATACGAACTGGCTCGTATTGCCATCGTTATATTTGATGTAGAGCTGGCCCCCGGTGCTGTCGAACCAGAGGGTGTTATCGGGGACGGTGGGCGCGGTGGCCGAGACAACGGCGCCGCTGGTGAGCGTCTGCGCGTTCCGCACCAGTCCGGCGCCGAGGAGCAGTGCCCCTGTCGCCGTGTCCACGCTCAACACGCCGGTGTTGGCGATTGTGGTGCCTGCGGTGACGCTGATGCCGGGGGCGGTGCCGGTGACGGCCGAGATGAACCCAGAGGGGTTGGTGGCGGCGTAGCGGCTGGTATCGGTCGGGTGGACGTGATCGGGGCGAGCATACGTGGTCAGCGTGCCGATGGCGGCGGCGCCGTCCATCAGCGGCGTGGTGATGGTGTTGATGGTCGGCGGCGCGGTGCCGTTGCTAGCTGCTGTGATCCTGCCTTTAGCGTCCACCGTCAGCGCCGTGTAGGTATAGCTGTTGGCGGCCACGCCGGTGGTGGTCAGCGTCGGGGCCGGATAGGTGCCGGTGAGATCGCCGCTGGCTGCGCCCGAGGGCGGCAGCGAGGCTGGTATGGCAGCGACCGAAATCGTGCCGGCGGTATTGTTTACGTTGGCGCCGGTGATGACGCCGCCGATGACCGAGGCAGTAGCGGCCGCAAGCCCCACGGTGCCGGTTGCGGTGATGGTGCCGCCAGTAAGGCCGGTGCCAGCGACAACCGACGTTACCGTGCCCGTCGTGGCGCTGATGGTCCCGCTGGTGTTCGTGATGCCCGCGCCTGTGATTACGCCGCCAATGACCGCCCCGGTAGCCGCTGCAAGCCCGATCGTGCCGGTAGTCGTAATCGTCCCGCCGGTCAGGCCGGTCCCGGCGACGATGGGGCCTGTCATCCCGCCGCCGCCGCTGACGCTCAGCGTTCCACCGGCGTTGATCGTGGTTCCGCCGCCCGCGATGATGCCGCCAAGCGCCAGCGTGGTAGCGGGCGAGACGGCGAGCGTGCCGGCAGCCGTGATGGTGCCGCCCGCCACGGTATTTGCCGTCAGTCCGGTGCCTGCGGTGATGCCGGTCACGGTGCCGCCGCCGCCGCCTGCTGCGGCGCTAATGGTGCCCCCTGCGTTGATCGTGATCCCACCGCCCGCGATCACGCCGCCGAGCGTCGAGACAGTCGCGGGCTTGACCGAGAGCGTCTGCGTCGTGCGTTGCAGTCCGGCGCCTATCAGTATCGCCCCGGTAGCGGTGTCCACACTGAGCACGCCCGCGTTGCTCAATGTGCCGCCGGTGTTGGTGATGCCGCCGCCGCTGACAGGAATGGCGGTGACGGCTGCGGCCACGAATGCCGTCGTGGCGACCGACGTATCGGCATCGCCCGGCGCTGCTGTGACTGCGATTGCGCCTGCGGGCAGCGAGGGCGCACCCGTGAATACCGGGCTGGCCAGGGGTGCGAGGTTGTCGATGATGTCGGCGTTCAGGTTGAGGTCGCCGCCCCATAAGTCGTTATCGGCGCCCACGGTGGGCTTCCTGAGGGCCAGCTTCGGCGTGGTGGTGTATCCGCTCATGGCAGCACCTCAAGGCGCGTTTCGGTCCAGCTACCGGCGCCGCAAGCCGGTGGCGTCGTCCATGTGCCCGTCTCGCACGGCCCAGCCGGTGCCCACGTTCCGTCCTCGCAGGGTGCCCAGCCGGGCCAGGTCATTTCCAGTTCCGCGGTGAGGGAGAACACGATGCCGCTCACGGCTGCGGGGCTGAAGGTGAGTTGCGGGCGGGTGGCCAGGGCGGCGAAGGTGATCCCGCTGACGGCGCCCATCGAGAGGGTGAGCCGGAATTGCGCGCTAACGCTGAAGGTGATCCCCGAGGCGCCGCCGACCAGCCAGACGGTGCCGCCGGCGGAATTGACCGAATAAGGGCCGGTGCCGTAAGGGCCGAGGCCGAATGGGCGGGGTGTTGCCACATTACGTCGCTTGCACTTTGATGGTGCCGGCGGTGAGGCGGATGATATCGCCGGTCTGGACGGTGCGGGTGATCGGGGTCACGCCGTCCGCAGGATCGACAAGCGGCCCCCAATACAGCCGGTTCCCCCCTGTCAGCGCGCTCCAGATCTCGAAATAGCCCACGGTGCCCCAACTTGCCGTCGCGGCTGGGAAGCTGATCGTGGCGGTATTGGCGGCGATTGTGGGTGGTGGCGTGATCAGGGCGAAGACGGCGGCCTGGCGGGCATAGCCGTTGCCCACGGGCTCGGTGCCTCCAGTTCCGGCCGTGGGCGGCGTGGCGGACGCGCACAGGGCAATAAACGCGCCCGCTGGCATGGTCATGGCGGCGAAGGCGAGCGTATGGCCGAGGACGGCTTGCTCGGTGAAGGTTGTTGCTGATCCCGCCATCAGAACACCGTTGCCAGTTCGGCCCTGTAGGGGGCACCTGAATAGTCGCTTTGTTGCTTATGCAGATTGGCCCGCGTTATCGCCTGCTGCCACAGGGCGTCCATCTGCTGTGCCCGATCGTCGTCCAGTTCAAAGACGGCGCCTTGCTTGAGCGCCCCATACAGATAACAGGTGTAGAGCTGGTCGAGGATCGGGTTGGTATCGGCGGGCAGGATCAGCGGCTTGGGACGGGCATACCATCCCATGAGCACCTGTTGCGGTGCCCATGACGGGTCGGGCGGGTCGGGGATCTTGGGGTGGGGAAGAAACTCGACACAATCATGCACCAGCCGGTAGGCGGTGGCCGGGGCGCCGACCACGTTTTGAGTGGTGCCGGTATAACGGACGTTCCAGTGCCCCGACCATTCATCAAGGAGGTCCAGCATTTCGCCGCTGGTGTTGTCCCGGATGCTCTCCATGGTCGCGAAGTCGGGCGGCAGCGTGATGTATGGGCTGTCGATCGCCTGGGTGGCGGATTTGACCATGCAGCGGGCGCGGAGCGTCTGCGCCATCTCGGTTTCCGCCGCCAGCACCCAGCCGGCGATGCGGTCGCCGATATCGCGCCGGTTCAGCCAGCCGGCAACATCGTCCTGTAGTTGCTGGTAGGTTGCGATGACACGCTCTCCACCTTATGCGGCCGGTGCCAGGTCCTGCTGCTGGGCTGCCACCAGCTTCGCCCCGTCTTCCTGCGCCGCCATGCCTGCCTTCATGGCCATGGCCTTGGCCTCGGTGAGATTGATGGCGTCGCCGTAGAGGCGGACCAGCAGCACGGAATCGAGGTCATCGAAAAGCACCGGCTTGGCGGCTGCCGGGGCGGCGGTCTTGGGTGCGTCGCCCTGTTTGCCGACGTTGGGCGTGTCGTGTTGCTTGGGGGCGTCGTGCCCCTCGCGGGTTGAACTGGCCATTTCAGAGTTTCCTTCCATCGTCGGTTCTGAGGAGGCGGCATTCGCGGCTGTCCAGCAGTTGGTTCAGCAGCTTTGGGTCTTTGGTGACCCCGAGTTTCTGCCACTGGTTCCACATCACCCGCGGGACGCGGGCTACGAGGGTCCAGGACTGTTTGCGGGCTTTGTGCTTGTCGAAGTTCGAGGCGAGCGCCTTGGCGCTCTCCACGATCGGCTTGGTGTTCTGCGAATGAAGGAAGACGAGGCGGCCGGTGTCTTCGTCCTGCGTGATCTCGGTCGCGCTCTGGGTCGTCTCGTCGTAGTTCTCGTATAGGGGTTGTCTCATTGGACGTTATCCCCTACAAAAGCGGGGCGTTGATGGCTCGTCACAGCCGCCAACGCCCCTAACCCCAATGCCTTGAACGAGAAGGACTGAGGCTGATGACATATGACAATGAAGCGCGGCGCAGGGAAATCGCGGCTGCGACCTACGCGGAATGGCGCACGAAGAACAGCGAGGCACGCGCTGCCTACATGAAGGAGTGGGAGGCGAAGAACCGGGAGGAGCGCAACGCTTACAAACGGGAACTTATCGCCAACAATCCCGAGCTTAAGGCGGCGAACCAAGCCCGCGCGGTGGAGTGGGTTAAGGCAAACCGAGAAGCCCGCAAGGAACACCAGCGGAGGTATCGCGAGAAGAATCGTGAGAAGATCCGCGAGTCCAACAATAAGTCTATTCGCGAGGAAAACGGCGAAATGACCGCCAAATACAAGGCGCGTCTGCCGGTTAAGCGCGCGCAGAGGGTGATTGACCTTGAAACGCTGGCTGGCCGCCCTCGGCCGCTGGTCTGCGACATTTGCCACAGGCCACCCGATCCCACGAAGGGACTGCACTTCGACCATTGTCACCAGCATGGCCACTTCCGTGGCTGGCTGTGTCGGTCCTGCAATCTGGCTTTGGGCAACGTCCAAGATGACCCTAACCTCCTTAGAAAACTGGCGGAATATCTGGAAAAATCCTCCGGATAACCGCCAGTTTGCAGCGTCCGCCCATCGTTACTGATTCAAATCGAATATTGTGGCATGTGCTTTTGGAGCGGTGGGCCGGATGCAACCTTCGAAGACAACGCCCCCTTGGGAGTTATCTCCAGTTTGGGCGTAATCTTGCTGAATTATGTCACGCTCTGGTAACGGTGCAAGCTCCACGTAATCCGGCGAGACGAGCAAAATCTGATGCAGCGGGCAGAACCGGTCGGGCGCGAGATCAATGGTCCCGAAATTCGTGCGGTAGACATCGACGGCGCCCATAATCGTCACCTGTTCCCTCGCGGTGACGTTCTGGATGTTCTGGGCCACGACGGCATTGCCGGTCCCGCCCTGCGAGAGCGTGGCGAAGTATGCCTTCACATTCCCCGACATGATCCCCAGGCTGGGCTTGCCGCCGGCCTGCCAGCACTGCTGGACGGCGGTATCGACCATCGCCAGGGTGAGGTCGCGCAGCGTGCCTGCGGTTCCGGCGTTGGAGCCGTCGCCCACCGGCATCACGCCCGCACCAGCGCCGCGGCTGCCGTTCAGCGTGTAGCAGGGCAACCCCGACATATGGCGGGGATCGGTGATGGTGCGGACCAGCGGGCTGGTGACCGCCAACTCCAGATCCCGTTTGACCTCCATCCCGCGCAGGATGAGCTGGCGGTTATATTCGTCCTCGCCCCCGGCCATATCGACCGAGCGCAGGGTGTTAGAAACGCCGACCGTCCTCGCAATAATCTGGCATACGTTGTTCAGCCGCACTGGCTTGAGCACCGCCTGCATGACGGCGGTAAAGCCCTCGGGCTGCGCGTTGTCGGATGCCGCGTTCAGCTCTTGAATGAGCCATTCGGTCAATACCTGGTTCGCACCTACCCGCGAACATGCGCTGACCAGCGGCGTCTCGTCCGGGTCAATGCGGTAGATGATATCCGCGAGGTCTTCCTTAACGCCGATCGCTGCGGTTTCGAGATACGTCCCGGCGGGGGTCGCGCCTTGCGCGCCAACGGCCATGTGCCTGCTCCATTGCAGCAAGGGCACGCGCTCGGGCGTGCCTCATGCGGTGAAACCAAAAGGGATTGATTTCGCAATGGAATGACCGGGCTGGGCTGGGTGGATGACGCGAGCGTCACTCCCAACGGCCGGGGGTCAGCATTGGCGACGGCACGGCCCGCGGGGGCGGTGGATGCTTGGCGCACTCCTACCCCGCGACTCGTCTAGATTATTGGAGCGCCGCGAATCGGGTCAAGCGTATGTTTGGCTACATGGCTACGTGGCTACGTGGCTATATGTCTATCTGGCCTGCCCGTTGCCCCGCCTGGCGGCCAGCAATGCGGCGGCGGTGCGGATGTTGGTCCGTTCCTCGAAAGCCTGCTGCGCCTGCTGAATGCGTTCGGTGGGTGCCGGCGGCGGCGGCGCTCCCCGGACTGGTGCCTGTAGCCGCTGCGGCGGGGCGCTGCTTCTGGCGCCGGATACCATGTTGTCATACATGGCCGCTTTCATCATGGTCATCAGATGGTGCGGGCTGGCCAAGCCCCTCAACTCATCCTTGCTGAAGCCGCCCTTGGTGGTCGCCCAGTCCACGATCTCCTGCTGCAACTGGGCGCGTTCCCTCGGATCGGCCCAGCCGTCGATTTCCTTGGCAAGCTGCTCATTGGCCGCCGCAACCTGCTGCTCCATGGCGCGGTTGGCCGCCTGCTGCTGCAACTGGGTCAGGTTCCCCAGCCGCTGCTGCTCCTCCATCGCGGCCTCATAGACGGCGCGTTCCTGCACGTAGCGGCCGGGATCGGTATTGGCGAGCGTGGCGTCCGGCCGTGGCGGCGCCTGCTGGACGATCTGGGCGAGGCGGGCCAGTTCCGGCTGGATATATGGCAGCACGGTTGCCAGGGCTTCCTGCTGCGCCTGAAGCTGGCGGCGGCCTTCGGAGAGTTCCTGCGTCTTCTTGGTCCAATCGGCGGTTTTGCGCTGCACGAAATCGCGCACTTCATCGAGCGTCTTGAGCCGCTGATTGTCGATCTCCATGATGGCGCCATCGGCGGGCGCGGCTTCTGGTGTGGAACCTGGGGGTTGCACGCCAAGCGCGCGTTCCAGGGCGGAGGCTGCGGCCGGTGCGGGCGGTTTCGTGGTCGCGTTATCATTTGTCGCCGCCCGGTTATCATTTGTTGCCGCCGCCTTGGCCGCCGCTGCTGCCATTTCGTTGGGCGAGGGGCGGCGGACCTCGGCCGCTGGGGCTGCCGGTTCCGCGCCTTCGGTCCCTGCCGTCCTCCGCTGCTTGCCGAGGAGCCGCGCGGCATCGCTGACGGAAATGGCGGGCTGCGAGGTGGCGGGCGGGGCGCTGGGGGGCGTAATCCCGAGCTGGCCGGTGGGTGCTGCGGCTGGTGCCGTTGCCGGTGCGGCGGGCGTGCCTGTGGTTTCGCTCATTGGGTGTTGTCCTGTTGTCGGCCGAATGCCGTGGCGGCGCCGCCTGCCATCAGCCCGGCAATGCCGTATTTGCGAAGCCATTCAGACGGAAGAAACAGATTGTTTGTTTTCCCGGCCTCGTCCATGGCTTGATAAAATCGGTCTGCCTCGGCGGCCCGTTTTGGGTCGATCAGGTCGTGCTGTAGCGCATACTTAAACGCCGCTGGCCTTGGCATCCAACGGCCCACCGCGTTAATGAATCCCAATTCACTGTCAGGCAGAGATGCCATATCTGGATGTTCACGCTGGATCGCCAAATGGTCCGCACCTGTAACCACCTGATCGCCGCGTCGCATCGCCGCTGTAAGTTTCGGTATTATTGCCCCAGGCGTTCCCTTGATGCTGCCCAGCAATCCGCCCGCCAGCCCCACGTCAGCCGGCCCCAACCCCCCGGCAATCACCTGCGCCTGCTGCTTCCAGCCCTCGGGGGTGCGTTCCCCGGTGGTCGGGTCCACATACCCCTGGTCAATCTGCCGCTGCCGGTCGCGGGCGAGGAACGCCTGGTATTCGCGCGCCGTCGCATCGGCCGCATCGGCGGCGCTTGGCTGCGGCGCGATGGTATCCCGCCAATCGCCGGACGGAATGGCGAGCAAGCCTTGCGCGCCCGGCTGTTGCTGCGGATCATCGGGGAACAGCAGGCTGGCCATGGCTAGACGATGCCCCCGCCCTCGCGGCCGTGCCAGTTATCGCCGCCGGTCGCGGCTTTGAAGTCGTCGAGCTGTTTCTTGATGCCCTGGTAGTCTTGGAAGCCCTGGAATGCGTTTGCGAGCGCGTTTGCATTCGCGCCGGGCTGTTGCGCGGCAGTGCCGCCTTGCCCCTGTGCCGCATTGCCCAGCAGCCCCGCCTGCCCGCTATAGGCCCGCGCCTGTTCCGGCGAAACGCCAATCTGGCTATAGAGCATGCCAAGCGCCTTCTGCACGTCGTCGTTGGTCAGGTTCATGCCCCCGGTTGGCGCTGTGCCTGCCCCTGCTGCGGGCTGCGGCGCCGGCTGCCCAGGCATCCAGTTCCCGTAACCTGGGCGGGGGTTCGCCACCATCTGCGGCGGCGCGAGCGAGGCCGTGAAGTTGGGGTTCGCCACGTATTGCGAGGCGCCCATGCCCGGCGCAACCGGCTGCGTGGGATCATCCAGCCCGCCCAACAGCCCGGCCATGTCAGCGTTTCCGGGTTGGCGCGGGCGTGGTCTTGGCGGGCGTGGGCATCTTGGCCTCGCCGCGTGCCTTGCCGTGTTCGGCCTTGCCGCCTGCGCCGGGTTTGTTGCCGCCCTTCTGCGAGGAAACGCCAGTCCCGGTGTAATGCGGTGTCTGCTTGTTCGCCATGTTCCCTACTCCATTGCTCTTGCCAGTTTGTCCGCCGCCTTGTCGGCTTCGGGGGCGTCGGCGTCGGCCTGTAGCTCGCCGCGAATGCGGCTGATGGCCAGGACCAACTGTCGGTTCGCCTCGCGCGCGGGTTCGTCTTCCAGGAACACCGCCTTCTCGGCCGCGTCCTCCACGATCCGGCTGAGAATGCGGACGAAGTGCTCATCGGCCAGCATCCGCTTTGCCGCCTCGGCCTGGATCATCTGTTCAGCGGTCAGGGTCACTGCGGCGGTGCTCCCCCAGGCTGCGGCAGCGGCGGCCCGCCTGGCGCATTGAGCGGGAAGCCCGCCGCGCGCTGCGTCAGTTGCCCGTAGGCGCTAGGCATCCGCCCGGTCGCCAGCGCGTTGCGCGCCATCGCGGCCACGGCTGGATCAGGGCCCGGCGGTGGACCGGCTGCGCGCGGCGGCATTTGCGGCGCCATGGGTGGGCGTGGACCCGCCATCCCAGGCGGCATCATCGGCGGGCCCGGTGGCGGCGGCTTGGGCTGCTGCTGCTGGCCGATCGCCGGAGGCGCAGCCGAGGTCGGCGGCGGCAGATCCCCCAGCAGGTTGATGGTCGGCACGTCGCGCTTCATCGCGTCCTGGAACTCGGTCAATGCCGGCGCGGGTGTGCCGAACTGCGCCGCCGCCACCCACGTTTTCGACCACGCATCCAGCGCCGCCTTGTCGCGCTCGCGGTCATCCTCCAGCAACAGGCTTGCCCGTTTCGTCTGCTGCTCGGCCCGGTCGTTCTCCACATCCGCCGCGGTCTTTTCCTTCTGCACCTCGGCCAGCAGCATATCCGCGTTCGGCTGCGGCTGTTGGGGCGGCGGCTGGAAGCCGGGCGGCAGGGCTTTGAAGTAGCTGGTCACATCGGCAATCCCCACCGTCTCCAGCATCCGCGCCAGCGTCGTGCGGTATTCCTGTATCCCCGCCAGCGGGTTGTCCTGCCCGCCGATCGCCATGATCTGCTCCTGCTTCTGGGCAATGGAGCCGAGCATCGCCAGGCGCTCCTGCGGCATGCCCTTGCCGCCCACGTTGACGCTCGCTTCCCACATGGTTGCCAGCGCCCGCGGGTCGATCGCGATCCACTCCCCACGAATGCGAACGACGTTTGGTCTGTCCTGTTGTCTGGCCATCATTTTCAACAGCCCCAGATACAGCGGTGCCAGCCCAGTCTCGGCCAATGTCCGCGCCACCATGTCGAGGCGATCCTGCGCGGCGCTGGACTGTTGGCTCACCGCGATGGGCGCGGTGGATTGCAGCTCGTCCACCGTCAGCCCGGCGCTGGCCTTGGTGATCCCCGTCCTGCTCTCCCGAATGCTCTCCAGCACGGCCAGCACGGGCAGCGCCTCCTTGCCCGCAAAGGGCTTGATGAGCTCCGTCACCGCGCCCTGCTGGGCCACGCGGATGATCGATCCAATGGCCGTTTGCCTAACATCGGCCATATTGGCCTGCCCAACGACCATCGTCGTCCGCGGGAACATGCTCTGCCCCAGGCTATCCAGCACCGCCCGCATGACCCGCGACTCAATCCGTTGCAGGTCCATCACCATGTCGGCCTGCGAGCTGCCGATGATCCTGCCCGGCTCCCGATACGGCGTGAAACACGCCAGCGGAATCTCGTCCACCCGGTCCCACTGCACCAAGGTCTGGGCATCCCCCAGCATATGCACATGGATCAGTTCCGCCCGGTTATCCCCGTCCGTGTCGGTGCGTATCCAGCCCTCGGCATAGCGCACGATCGCCATGCTGCGATCATTCGGCGGCGCGCTCTTGATGTTGTAGCCCTGCGCCTGGTTGCGCGCGATCGTCTCGCGCCGCTGCTGGGGCCGCATCATGGCGTCCTGATGCGCCAGCACCTTGTCCTCGGGCAATCCCATCTCGATCAGCTCGGAGGCGGTCACATCCCGCACATGGAAGATCGCCCGCGCATCCTCCACGGTGTTCGCATCCGCCACCACCCACACACACTCGGGCGGGATCGCCTCGACCAGCGGCCACGCCTGCTGGGTGCTGCGAGTGATGGTGGCGCTCCAATACTCGGCACTGCCGCCCTGGCTGAGATACATCTTGCCGTTGGGCGTCTTTGAGAATGCGTCCAGTTCGCTCTTGAGCATCGGGCGCCGCACAATCCGCTGCGCCTCAATGCCGGGCTCGGATAGGAGGAGCTGCAACTGGGGCAGCAACAGCCCCTCACAGACCTCGGTGCGCAACTCCCGCCGCGCCCCCCAGTGCCAGCGCACCCACCCCGCCTTGCGGGTGAGCGCGTCCAGTAGGCAATCATGCAGCACCTGCCAGCCCTTGTTCGCCGTGAACAATGCCCACCGGCAATAGTCCGTCGCCTGGCGGGCCAGCGTCGTGGCCAGCTTGTCATCCCCGGTGATCTCAGACGATATCGGCTCAAACGACACCGGATCTTCAACGGCGGTAAAGAGGCGTAAGAGCGATGGCAGCGTCTGCCGGATGGTGTCGCGCACCACCGTCATAACAATTTGGGACCGCCCGCTGGCCTCATCGCCGAACGGACGCCCGGCGTAGTATTGGCTGGCCGTTATCCGCTCCCGGCTCAGATACGTGTCATAATTCTGTGCAATCTTGAAATAGTAGCGGGCCGTCTCCGCTATCTCGGCATCCGTCTTGCCCAGCCGCTCAAAGATGATCTCCTGCTGCCACGCCGCACCCTCGGGCTTGACCGCCGGGCGCAATCCAGCCGCATACCGCCGCAGGGCGAGCGGCAGTTGATCGTCAGCGTCCTCGGGTGGGCTGTCATCCTTGGGCGGATGCAGAAACATCTGCACCTGCTCCTGGCCCAGCGTCATCGGCTGCGGCCGCATGCCGGGCGGGATCAACCCCTGGATCGGCGGCATGGGAGGAGGGAACGACTGGTTGGTCTGGGCCAATAGCCCGCCGGCCATGGGCATCTGCGGTGGTGCGCCCATCATCCCCGGCGGTGGTCCCATCGGTGGCATCCCAGGCGGTAGCCCGTTCATGCCGCTCATACATAGTCCCCCGCTGTAAGGTCCATGCGGACAGGGTTGCTGTCGTGCAGCCCCGAGGTCATGCCGCTGGCAATGCCAAGCCCCTGTTCCGCAAACGTGTGTATGAGGGCGTCGGCGCTGTCCGGGCTGGCCAGGCTGCGCGCCCGCATGGAATTCTTTGATTCCACCTGCAACCGACCATCGCTCAGGAACGCATAGCGCGGCGCCACCAGGTCATCCCGCAACTGATCATCCCGCGGCAGCCGCACCGCACGGCTCTCCAGCCACTCCCGCGTGCGGATCCATAGCTCATCGCGCAGCCGGGCAAACCGCCCCGTGGTGCTCGCAGCTTCCCCCACATTCACCCCCAGCACCGGCAGGTTCTGCTCATGAAGGCGGTCCACCACCCCCGCGCCAATGCCGATAACATCGATCACGATCAGCGCAGGCCGGCTGGTCAATGCGCTGTCGTATTCAGCCTTCAGCGCACCCGCCAACTGCATCGTGTCGAACTGGCGCCAGCGCCGCGGCATCTCGGTCACCACATTCCCGCGTCGCTTGATGAGCACGGACGCATCGCTGCCGAACCGCGCCACATCGACGCCCCATATCTCCACCGCAGTCGGGTCCAGCGCCACGTCCCGCCGCATGGCATCGTCAACCAATGACGCCGGGATCACCGTATCCGCATCGGCCACCGGGAACTCACCCAGCACCCGGATGCGATACGCATTGCTGTCCAGGCCATAGCGCGTGGCAATCTCAGTCACGAACGCGGGCGCCACGCGGGGGCTATCCGCGCTGCTCACCTTCATGGTGAACCAGCGATCCCGCTCCATCATGTGCGCCCGCCAGAAGAAGCCGCTGCTGCGCGTGGGGTTTCCGATGAGCAGGGTGACAGCACCCGTGCTGCTCATGCTGCCGCCCGCAGCCTCATATACCGCCTCGTCAATGCCAGAGGCTTCGTCAGCGACAAGCAGAATGTGGTCACTGTGCAGGCCGGCCATGGCCTCGGGCTTATCCGGCCTGCTCGTCCGTGCGGTTATGAAGCACTCATCGTTGCCCTTGAGCGTGATGTGGTCCGAGGTGATGTTCCACAGGTCGCGCCAGGCTGACGGCAACAGGTTGAACCACTTCACGGTCTCGGGCCACAGGGCGTCGAACAATTGCGGTGCGGTCGGGGCTGTGACTGCGATCTTGAACGGTGTCCGGGTGTTGGCGAACCACAGCATTGCCCAGGCCGCGAGCGCAGTCTTGCCGACGCCATGGCCGCTGCGGATGGCAACACGGGTGTGCCCACGCGCTATCGCCCGCAACGCCTCGATCTGCCACGGGTCAGGCTCCGCATGCAGCACCTCGCGAACGAACCCAATGGGCGCGCGGACGTAGCGCGTTGCTGCGGTGAGGAACGGGTTGGGCGATGCGGCAATGGCCTGCGCCCAGTCGCGCGGGGCGGTCTCGGTCTCGCTCATGTGCCGTGGCCCGCGAATAGGTCCGCCATGTGCGTGTCAGCGGGATCCTCGGCCGGCGGCCATGACGTGAACAGCGGCGCGTCGGCCACGCAGCGCGCCATGGCCAGCTCGGTATATGCCGGGTTCAGCTCTATCCCGATGGCGTTGCGTTGCAGCCGGTCGGCGACCAGCAGCGTGGTGCCGGCGCCCGCGAACGGGTCGAGGACGGTGCATGGCACGACCGGGGCATCGCAGCGGCAGCCCGGCGCCCAGCCGGTGGTGGTGGCAGTGGGCGGTTCCAGCATGGTGCCGCTGCTTCGCGTCCTGCCCATCGAGTGCGTGCGCTCGCTGCGGTCAATGACCATAGCCGTGCGTTCCGTCTGCCGCCCCCACGGCGCCCCGCACTGGCCGCAGCATCCCCTGTCCGATGTGCCCGCCTTGATGCAGCGTTCGGCGAGGGCGGGCGGAAACGTGGCGAAATGCGCGGCGCTGTATGCGTGCGTGGCAAGCGTCCAGACGTTGCGGAGGTTGCGCCCAGACGATGGATCGCCGCCGCTTACGGTGGCCGATGGCGTATTGCCGGGACTGCCGCCAGCACGCCGCAGAACGCCATTGGCATTGCTCCACTCACGCCGCCCGTATTCCGCCTCTTCCCGCACAGCATCCGCATCGTAATAATACGTCGCGCGCTTGGTGAGCAGGAACACATGCTCATGGGCGCTGGTGGGGCGATCTGTGACGCTCTCGGGCATCGGGTTGGGCTTGTGCCAGATGATGTCCGAGCGCAGCCACCAGCCGTCCGCCTGGAGGGCGAGCGCCAGCCGCGCCGGCATCATCAGTAGATCCTTGGGCTTGTAGCCTGGGGCGGAACACTTGGCTTGCAACAGCGTGCCTCTGGCCGCTTCCAGCTTCGTCTTGCCGCCATCCACAAAGCCATGCCCGCCGTCGCGCTTCTCGCCACCGCCGTTCCAGTAGCTATCCCCCATGTTGACCCAGCATGTGCCGTCGTCGCGCAGCACGCGGCGGACCTCGCGGAACACGGCGACCATGGTGGCCAGGTATTCGTCCGGCGTGGCCTCTAGCCCGATCTGGCGGTCGATGCGCGTGGCGCCGCATGAGCAGACGCGCCCTGTGGCATCGCCCTGGTTCACATAGCGCCCGCTGTTGCGGAAGGCGTTGCCATCAGCGTTGCGCTCGCCCACGTCGGCGCTGTGCCCGTGGTTCTTGCGGCCCGAGTGATCGCACCCCGCATCGCCGCCTTCCCACTGCGCGGTGCCGTAATCCCGCAGGCCGTAGTATGGCGGCGAGGTCACCACGCACTGGACGCTGGCGGCGGGCAACGTGCCCAGCACGTCGCGGCAGTCGCCTGGCATGATGCGGATGCCGCTCATCTGCGTTTGGCGTTCGGGGTGGACGCCATTGCGAGCGTGTAAGCCGTTGATGTATCAGCGTTCCATGCGCTCGCTGCTGTCCCGTTCCCACGCCAGAGCCCACATTGTGCATGAACTCGGCCCATTTCATTCGCTCGGCGGCGGCGCGTTCAGATCGAATGCGGCTTGACCGTTCGTGTCGCCTTCGTGTTGTATCGTTGGCGGAAGCGGTTGTTCGGCGCGCTCGGCGAGGAGCTGTTTGCCGACGAACTGCGTTGCGAGAAGATGCAATGAGATCGGCGAGTTGCCATCGGGAGTTGCTAGTGTCTGTAAGGGTTTTCCCCAACCGCGATCGAGGATGATGCTGGCTGCCGAGACGCGAGCGCCAGCGGGTTCCTTCTCGTTCTGCATGATCCTGGCGAGCGTATTCATGGCGACGGGCGTGAGGTTTCGCGCCAGTGCGATGACATCGACGGATGGCTTTGGCCTTCCGCGAGGATTGCCAGTCTGTCCGGGCTTCCAGGGAGAGAGATGTTGAACGCCCAAGTGCTTTACCAACTGTTAAGCGATTCGTGTTGCGCGGCCTTTTATATGTGATTCAACGGCTTGGCAAAACTTATCCACAGGCCATCTGCGGCAATCAACGCGGTGCGGCGATTTAGTGCGGTGATTTAGCGCGGCGATTATCATCGGGATTGCAACCAATGCGGGACATAGACGCGGTTGTCGTTTGCGGAGTTTGTGTTACGGAAATTGATGTATGCGATGCGGCAATGACCGTAGCAGTAAGGCTTGGTTGGTTCGGTCTCATTGAGGCAGAATCGGAAGCCTGGGCGCTTTGGATGTCCGATGGGCCATTGGCAATCGCGTGGTGCGCCGACGGTATCTATCCAGTTTTTGAGACGCGCTGACATGGCCTCCACAGCCTCGACGTTGCCCGCTGGCGGCGTTTCCGGCTCGGTTGGGTGTTTCCCCTGCCCCGATGCCACAGGCGCCTCTGCGGCCATCCTAGCGGCTGCAATGGTGCTGTTGAGGCGAGCCACGGCCCTCGCCAGTGCATTGGCGCGCTCGGTTGCGGTTTTGAGGCGTTGCTCTGGGTTTGGGATTGGCGATGGTCGTTTGGGCAACTCCAGCCGGTGAGCGCGGCCGAGGACGGAGCCTTTGGAGCACGCCATGCGTTTGCCGATGGCGACGGATGACAACCCCTCGTTCCACAGCTCGGCGAGGCGTTCGTCATCTGCCGGTTGCCAGACGTGGGCGGCGGGTCGGATGGCGTGTGCGCTCATGACGGCAGCCCATGCGCGTCGGCATGGCAGTTGGCGCACAGGACGACGAGATCGTCCTCAAGCTCGCGGCCGAGGTTTTCGTAGGTCAGGTGATGGACCTCAAGGCGATAGCTGGAACAGCACCGATGGCATTGGCGTCCTGCTCTGAGCAGAGCGCGTTGTCGGGTGATCTTCCAGTGGCGGCTTAGAAGATATTGCGGGTAGGGCAACTGCCGCAGTTCGGCGCTGTCGTCCCAGGTGCGGGCGTATGCCTTGGTTGCCGAGGTGTATGCCAGGCTGGATGGTTCGTCTTCGGCCCATTGCTGCTGGTGTGCCCAGTCGCCGGCCGTGTAGGCGATGTCACGGCAACCGTCGTCCTCGTCGTCCTGATATTCCCACTCCTCGCGAACCGGGCTTAGGAACTCCTCCACATCGTCGGATTGGTGTTCCCAATATTGGCGTTGTCGGTTGCTCATGCTGCCACCTGCCAGCGTTTGGCGGCGCTTTCGGCGAGGGCGGCACGGGCAGCAAGCACGCCGGCTGCGAGGCGCGGGTCGAGTTTGAGTTCTGCCGGGGGTGGTGGTGGGCCTTGGGTTGCTGCGAGTTGCTGGTCCACCGAATTAGCCGGGTATTTGGTGGCCAGCCGCTTAGGGTTTCGTAGCCTCACCGCCCGCAGTGCCGCAGCGTATGCCTGCTGCGCCGCCTCTGGGTCAGCCTTGGGTTCGTCGGTGGTGAAGGTCGGATCGTAGGCTGGTGGGGCTGGGGGCGGCTCGCTTGCTGGCTGGCTTGCTTCCTTCCCCCCCGAATCTAGATTCTGCGCCTTGGCTTCGGGCGCGCACGCGCCTCTTTCTAGGTTCTCTTTCTTGGTTAAGTAAGGTTCGTCCCTCTCGTTTGCGGGGGTTTTGGCCCTCATTTGCGGGGGTTCGGCAGGCGATTTGAGGGGGTCGGCATGGCTGACCACCCCACCGTTTGCGGGGGCACCCCTATCTGATTTGCGGGGGCTGTGGATAACTTTACCGTTGGGCTTGGCTACCCCCTCATCATTTGCGGGGGCGTGCTCGCGCAGGATATGATATTTTGTAACAATACCAGGGCTTTGATCAAGCCGGATCAACTTGCGCTCAACCAGCTTGCGGATCACCGCCGCAATCGTGTTCAGCGCCAGCCCCGTATAGCCGCGGATCGTCTCCTGGCCTGGAAAGCAAAACCGCTCCCCGTTGGCCTTGTCGGCCAAGTAAATCAGCACCAGCCGCTCGGCCGGCGACAACCCCAGCGCACGCCCACGCTCAAGCGCCCACGCAAATGATGGAATGCTCATGACAGCACCTCCGCGAACAGTGGTGCGTCGGCAACCACGCGGTCCCGTGCCATGCCGCCATACTCCGCGTTGATCTCGATCAGCACCGCGTTACGCCCCAGCCGATCCGCTACCAGCCCCGTCGTCCCCGCGCCACCGAACGGATCGAGCACCGTCCCGCCTGCCGGGCATCCCGCCTTGATGCAGCGTTCCGCAAGGTCGGGCGGCATGGTTGCGAAGTGGCTGCCGGGGAATGGCGCGGTCGCGATGTTCCAGACATTGCGCGCGTTGCGGGTTTCGCTGCCGGTGAACACGAACCCAACGCTGTGCTGCTGGCGGTCTTCCCACGACGATCCGCCGAACCTGTCCGCCCGCACCCGGTCGGGCTGTTCCGCAGGCTCGCGCACCGCCTCTGCGTCATAGAAATACCGGGGAGATTTGGTCAGCAGAAAGACGTGTTCGTGTGCGCTGGTGGGCCGATCGGTGACGCTCTCAGGCATCGGGTTGGGCTTGGCCCAGATGATATCTGATCGCAGATACCAGCCGTCCGCGCGCAACGCGAAGGCGACCATCCACGGAATGCCGATCAGGTCTTTGTCCTTGAGATCCCCGCCCATGCGCGGCGGCCGGTTTGCCCGCTTGCCGTCCGCCAGGGAGCCGGTGCCGATGACGTTGCGCCGATTGCACGGCCAGTTGCTGGCATACGTATCGCCCAGGTTGAGCCACAGCGTCCCGTCGTCCCGCAGCGCCCTGCGGACCTCGCGGAACACCGCCACCATCTCGGCGACATACTCGGCGGGCGTCGATTCGAGGCCGATCTGCCCGGCCTCGCCATAGTCCCGCAGGCCGAAATACGGCGGCGAGGTCACCACGCAATGAATGCTGTTTTCCGCCAATGTCGGCAGAATTGCACGGCAGTCGCCGTGGATCACACGTATGGTCATAGGCACACCCCTCTTGCTTCGGCCGAGGGCATGTGCAAAATGGGGACAGCGACTTCGCCCATTTGCTGCACAGCCCGCAGCCGATTGGTTTCCTGTTCAGCACCCTCCGCGCTTCCAACGCGGGGGGTGTTCTCGTTGCGGGTGGTATATTGCGGCACGAATCCGCGTCCGTCCACGCTCATTGCAGCATTCCCCCTGGCACCTCGCCGGTGCGCGCCATCCCCATCACCAGTTCGCAGATCTTCGCCGCCACCGCCGTGCGGTAGCCCTCGTCCTCATGGCTCGCGATCGTGCAGCCGAGCAGAAACCCCACCGCGCTAACCGTCTGGAGCCAGCCGCAATCCGCCGTCATGATCACCTCGCCCAGCCGCTCATGGAACGCACTGCCCCGGTTCCACTCGGCGGGATACTCCAGCTCATCCATGCGAACGCGGGTCTTCATTCGTCCGGCTCCACGTCAATCCCGCAGCGCCGCAGCGCGGGCACGCACGCCGCACGGATGCGGCCATTGGGGCCGCCCGGCCCATAGTTCTTGATGTATCGAACCAGCCGCTCGAAATGCGCCGCCGAGAGCGGGCAGTGCAGCGTCCGCGGGTGGGTGAGGTCGATCAGGATGTTCTCGAAACTCGGATAGCCGCCCAGCTGCCCGCCAGGCCCCGGCGTGTTGCGCTTGAGCGTGCGGAACTCGTCGCGGGTGAACGCCAGCACGATCCCTGGCGGCATCGGGTTCCCCTGCCGGTTCGGCCGCCGGGATGGGTTGCCAGGCATTGGGAACAGGCTCGGTTGTTCGGGCGTCATGACGCAGCCGCCTGGGCATGCTGGGCGATCGCCGGCATATGCACCCGCCCGGCGCGCGGAATGTGCCAGGCATCGACCAGCCGCAGCACGTCCCATTCGCTGCATGCGATGCCGCAGTGGCCCCCGCCAGCCAATATCGCCGACATCACCGCCTGCTGCGGCGCACGCACCAGACCATCGGTGGCCTTCAATTCAATGAAGTAGCCGCGCCCCCGCCACAGGATGAACAGGTCCGGGATGCCGGCAATTATGCCGCGCCCGAGCCGTATGCCGGGGATCTCGCCGCCGTAATTGGCATGATCCACGCACCACCACACCACGCCCCAACTGCTCACCTTCCCGGCCGGCGCCAGCTCCAGCCGCAGCGTGCCAACCACCCGCGTCTGCATCGGGTGCTCGCGCTCGGGCTTCATGTCCGTCAGCCGCAAGTTGCGCGGCCGCCCACGCCCGCCCTTGAGTGCGAGGCTCATGTGATCGGCTCGGTGCTGAGTAATGCGGCCAGCGTCGTGCCGAAGAACGGCGCCAACCGCAGCAACAGGTCACGCCCCGGAAGGTCGTGCCCACCTTCAATCGAGGCCAATGTGGAACGCGCAATGCCAAGGGCGGACGCAACCTCGTCCTGCGTCATCCGCGCCATGCGCCGGGCTTGTCGCAACCGCCAGCCAAGCAGGCCGGTAGCGTCGCCTTCGGAAATGATGGGCGGCGGCTCGGGCAGAATAGGAGCTGTCTCTTGAACAGCGATGATCTCAACCAACCCGACATCGCCAAGCATCTGCTTGGTGAAGCCGAACCATTCGCCATGCAGTCGGCTGTCCGCAAACCGCTCATGAAGCACCGCTTCATCAGCCTCGCCACCCTCAAACAGCCGCAGGATTTGCAGCCGCTCATGGTTGTCGGCCTGCATCTTCACCAGCCGAAAGGTGACTTCCTCGGAATAACCGATCTTGACCGGGCCATGCTGGCCGGCGCGGATCATGTAAACCGGCATCACACAGCCCCTTGCGGTCGGCACGGCGTTATTTCCGCGTTACATTGCCGACGGATCCTCTTACGTTTGTCACTTGCACGGCGCGGCTCTGGTGGCCTATTGCCATATTTAGACAATGTGGCTAGCGGGGAACAACTGGCGCGACATGAGACTTTCGTCTGGTTTGACCGCTCATCCATGCGCGCGCCCCCGGTCCTGTTCCCCCGTAGCCACCGTCTTGGCACCGCGTGGTCGTCGCTTGCGCGCTACCGGCGGGGCCTCCGGACGCCGTGTAAAGCTAGACGCCCGCACTTTCCCCTTGGTCACCCGCTCGATCGTCGCTACCGCGATGGCATCCGGCACCCGCTGGCCGACTTCCCATTTCTGCACGGTCGTGAAGTGCAGCCCCCCCAGCAGCAAAGCCATTTGCTCCAGGGTCAGCCCCGCCCGTTTGCGGTATTCCCGAAGGGTCATCCTCTATGCTAGACGCTGAAGCTAAAGAAGGTCAATCGCGACCGCGTTACCGGCGCCGCCGTCTAGATGACTCGTCGTTAGACCGTGCCCCCTTTCGGGGTCAGCCTCTCGCCATGTCTGTCTATCTGAAGAAATGACGCACGGTTCTTGGCTTTACCTTGGAGCAGGTCGCTGCCAAAATCGGCCGGCACTTCACGACTATTCAGAAGTGGGAAACGGGGGCGAATGCCGTTGGCATGCGCGAACTCGAAATGTTAGGCGCCGTCTACGGCGTGCCCGCTATCGCCCTGACGCTCGATCCGGTCAACCGCAAGATCGCCGAGCAGATGATACGCGCCCATCGCGTCATCAGCCAATCCGAGGACCAGCCTGTCGATGAGTGGCTACGCTTCGGCGAGACCATGCTGACGCGCAAGCCAATCGGCGACGCGCTGCCGCCGCGCAAGCCCCAGACCCGGCAGAAAGATTAGCCGGAGCGGCAAAATAATTTGCCGGAATAGCTAAATCAGGCTTGCGCTTATTAGATTCAGCGTCTAAATCTCCTGCACGCACACAGCGCCACAGCGCGCTAGCAGGAGATACCGACCGTGAACACCCAAGACGCCGCCGCCATCGACAGCCTCCGCGCCGCCCTCAAGGCCGCCATCGCCGCCATGGAGCCCGCTTACAAGCTCTGCGAGGACGCCCGCATCGAAAGCCTCATCGTCGCCCTCACCGACCACCTGGAGGAGGGCCTTGGCGACCTCGAAAGCATCGCCGAACAGATCCACGATGACGCCCCCCTGCGCCCCTGGTTCCGCCGCTACGAGGCGGCGTGAGCCATGCAACACACCATCCACCATGAGGACGGCGACAGCACCACGCTGGTCGCCCCGCCCGCCGAGTGGGACGCCATCGCCGCATACGCCCTGCGCTGCGCCGCCGCTGTCGCCCATGAGAACATGCCCGATGCACGCTGGGCGCTTCAGGTGCTCACCCGCTACGGCCACCTCGTCCCGCATCCGGCAGACGCCCCATGAGCCACGGCGCATCCGCCCGCGATGCCATCCGCCTCGCCCTCACCGAAAGCTATAAGCCCGTTCACCGCGCGGGCCGCGACTACGCCGCCGTCTATCAGCTCGCCATCTCCAGCACCGACTTGGTGGAAGCCATCGGCCACGCCGTCCATCTGGTCGCCGCCGCCGGACATCTCCGCGATGTCGCAACCGAGGCCGAGAAGGAAGCCCGCCGCGAGCTGGCAAAGGTCATGGAGGAGACCGGCTGCCACCATGTCGCCGCCGGGACGCTCGCCGCCTACCTCTCCAAGCGCCCGCAATACGTGAAGATCGACCCGGATAAAACGCTCCCGGCCGAATACCTCCACCACCCGCCACCGATCCCCGACAAGAAGGCGATCAAGAAAGCCATAGAAGCCGGCGAGATCATCCCCGGCGCATCCCTCGTTCAACCCAATGATCAGCAACTATCTATTAGGAGCACCGCCCGATGAGCGCCGTGACAACAGTCGAGAATAACAACGGCGCCCTGATGTCTTTCATCGAGCGTGCCAGCCGTGACGAGACGTTCGACGTGGCGAAATTCGGCGAGCTGCTGAAACTCCAACGCGACATCGAGCACGACCGCGCCAAGCGCGATTTCAATATCGCGATGAGCGAGGCGCAGCGCGAAATGCAGCCGGTGGTGCGCGATGAGGAGAACCCCCATCTACGCAACAAATACGCCAAGCTGGAGACGATCGATAACGCCATCCGTCCGATCTACACGCACCACGGTTTCAGCGTCCGGTATGGCTCGGCTCCGGCGCCAGCCGAGGGCCTGATCCGGATAACCTGCACGGTCGCGCACTCGGCCGGGTATTTCGAGGAGCTTTACCTGGACGCCCCGACCGGCAACGCAGGCAGCCAGGGCGGGCGTAGCGCCACCACCCCAGTGCAAGCCGTAGGCTCGGCCATAACCTACCTGCGCCGCTATCTCTTGAGCATGGCATTTAACGTCGTTCTGGCGAACGAGGATGACGACGGCGAGGCCGTGCGCCGCACCCCGGCCGCCGCGACCGGTATGGCCCGCATGAAGAAGCTGGCGCCGACCTACGATGAGCGCGAGCCGGTAGTAAAGTCCCCGCCCGCCAAGACGGACGAGAAGTGGCACGACTACCTCGGCAAGCTGCGCCTGGCCTGCGCCACCACCACAAGCCGCGCGGAGGTCGAAGTAATCGGCAGCAGGCCAAGCGTGGCCGACGCCGCCGAGAACGGCCCCGAGTGGGTGCAGGATGAGGTGCGCGATATCCTCGCCGATGCGTATGCGAAGTGGGACCAGTCCACATCGGATTGGCCAGGTCCGGACCCGGAAAAGGCCACGGCATGAGCCTCGCGCTGGAGATCAGGCAGTGCGCCAATGACACGGCAGGCGATCGGCCGGACATCGCGCACCGGCTGCTCCATATCGCCTCGCGCGTGCAGCGGATGGAGCTGCAACTGGACGACATCGTGGCCGACATGGCCCAGGCCGAGCGGCTGGCCAATCCACCGCCCCGCCCGGTGTTCAAGCTGCGGCTCGTCCCGTGAGCGCCGTGGTGTTCCTGCTACTCGCCGCCGCCGTGCTGCTGGTCGGCATGGTCGCCATCTGGCGCACCTGGAACGGAGACTGGGACTGAACTGGAAAGGAACCAACCGATGCCGCTGGATCAAGTCACCAAAGCCAAACGCGCGCGCATTCCGGCACTGACCACCGCCGAGATCATCGCGCTCGGCAAGGACGCCGCCGCGCCGCCCAAGGAAATCATCCGCATCACCCGGCCGAAAATGCGCGAGGCGGTGATCGGCATCGTCGGCATCGCCCCCTACGTGCAGCACGCTTTCAGCGAAAAGCAGCGCAAGCAAATGGAGGAAACGCAACGGGCCGGGCAGCAGGCGCGGGGGAAAAAGAACCGCCAACCCAAAGATTTCGACGCGGTGTATGAGGCGGCAAAACACGTCAGCCAGGAGGGCTGGCTTGGCATTCCGGCGCCTGCCTTCCGCAACGCCATGATCAGCGCCTGCAAGCTGGTCGGCATCGTCATGACGCGGGCGAAGCTGTCGGTCTTCGTGGAGGCGGACGGGATCGACAAGAACGACGGCACGCCCCTGGTCAGGATTATCGGCGAGCCGCGCATTCACCAGGCGACGGTGCGGAACGAGACCGGGGTCGCCGACATTCGCTGGCGCCCGATGTGGGAGAAATGGTCGGCGAACGTCAAAGTCACATGGGACGAGGACCAATTTAGCGCGACTGATGTAATGAATCTGATGTTGCGAGCCGGGATGCAGGTCGGGATTGGGGAAGGGCGGCCGGATTCGCCAAATTCCAATGGCTTAGGCTGGGGTCGTTTCGAGATCGTGGAGTAGGCATGGCAGGCGTGGCCGGGCACGTCCTGCGGTGGCCACGCACGGCAGGCAGGGCAGGCGTGGGACGGCTAGGCGCGGAATGGCTCGGATTGGCAGGCATGGCCGCGCAAGTCCGGACTTGGCATGGACAGGCAGGGACAGGCTGGGCAGGCGTGGCTAGGCGTGTCGGGGCCGGCAACGGCCCGGCATGGCAGGCAGGGATTGCCTGGGGCGGGCATGACGCGCCGGGGCATGTCCGGGATCGGCTTGGCAGGCGTGGCTGGGGGTGACGCGGCCCGACAGGGAGCGGCACGGCGCGGCAGGACTGGCACGGCCCGGCCCGGCGGGACGAGGCGAGACCCGGCCCGGCTGGGGAAGGCAGGGACTGGCACGGCAGGCGCGGAATGCCAAGGCTGCGCCCGGAATGTCTGGGCAACGCAGGGCAGGCATGGAACTAGCAACAGGAGGCAGACATGAGCGACAGAACCGACAGCATCGCAGCAGAACTGCTGGCGCTGCGAAACGGCAACGGCGTGATCAACCCGGCCGAGGCCGTGGCATGGGCCAAACGCAACCCAAAAAGTCGGCTGCATGAGACGTTGGAATGGGATGACGATATTGCCGGCGAACGGTGGCGCGTGTGGCAGGTTCGCCAGATGATCTCCATCCATATCGTGGACGCGGACGGCGGGCGCCGGTTCGTGTCGCTGTCCATTGACCGCAAGCATGACGGGTCCAACGGCTACCGCCCGCTGGACGAGGTAATGGGGCGGCCCGACCTGCGTGAGATCATGATGACCGACGCGCTGCACGATCTGGAGCGGGTGCAGCACCGCTATCAGAAGCTGACCGAGTTGCAGGAGGTCTGGGCGGCGGCTGACAAGGCGCGCGCCCGGCGCAAGACGAAGGCTGCGGCATAGGCAGGGCAGGCTCGGCGGGGCGGAGATCGGCGGGACGGGGCAGGCTTGGATCGGATCGGACGGTCAGGGTGCGGCACGGACCCGCTCGGCAGGCTGGGCGCCGCGGGGCCAGGTTGGGCGTCGTAGGGGCGGCGGGGACAGGCAACGCCTGGCAGGCATGGATGGGTTAGGCCCGCCACGATCCGGCAGGGCACGGCAAGGGCGCGGCTTGGCAGGCTCGGCAGGGCAACGCCTCGCTTGGAGCGCGGCGGCGCGGCACGGACGGGCAGGCGTGGACCGTCCAGGCGGGGATTGTCCGGTTTCGGCACGGCTTGGCAGGCATGGAGGGCGACGGATTGGCGTGGCGTGGCCGGGCTTGGTTCGGCGGGCATTGCGTTGATATCGCCCGCCATCCCCCGCGAGATTGAAGCAACGCGCCCCGTTTGCGTCGCTACCCGGACGATCGGCGGAAATTGCCGGAAATGCCGTGGGAGGTGCCGCAAGCTGCCGCAGAGGTGCCGGAATTGCCGCGCCGTCCGCCTTGGACACGTTTGCAAACGACCGTTTGCTCATGACCACATAGATTGGACAGCCCGCAGGAGTAGGGCAGCCCCTTTCGAGGCTGCCCCGCCCTCAACGGCGGTTAATCTTGATTCTGACGACCAGAACCACTACTAACCACGGTCGAAGGCTGCGATTCTCCATCATCGCTTCCTCCTCTAGGACCGCCCTCCAGCCGGGGCGGGAGCGGCGCCCGGTGGCCATTCCGCCGGGCGTTGCCATGTTAGCCCCTTGTGGCGCTGATTCCACGGTATCGGCATTGCATCCACGCTACGTATGCGCTACACCAGCGCAGCAACGCAGGAATTGCCCGTGGAACGCATCACCTTCAGCCTGCCGGCGCCGCAAGTCTCGTGGTTGGCCGATGAGGCCAAGCGCATCGGCATCACCATTGGCGAACTGCTGCGCCGCATTATCGATCAGGCGAAGGACAGCCGATGAGCGCCACCACGCCCGTCCCCAGCACTGAGCAGGAGCAGAGGGCCGCTTGGGATCTGTTGCTCCTGGACATCGAGTATCGGACTGAGCAGTTGCGGCAGATCAAAGCCACGCCCCTGCGGATCGAGATACTGAAGCTCGGCGTGGCGACAATCACCGCCGCTATAGCACTACTCGCCGCAGTGGCCGGTGGCACCGTGTGGCTCATGCACGCCATCGGTGTGGTGCCATGATCGACCTTCCCGCCCGCTGGCTCGAACGCATCGAACGCGCCAAACGCCGCAAGGGATATGCGTAAATCCGGCTAGACGTAAATCCGACTATACATAAAGGTGCCCAGTGCTCACCATATTAGTCCTGTTCCTGCTCGTCTGCATCGTCTTCGCCGCCTGTAGCAAAGGGTTCCCCTTCTATTAGGGCTGGTTCTGATCGGGCGTGAATAGCTGCGAGCCAAGCAATCCACCGCCCTTATAGAGCGGGGCCGCCGCCCGCTGGGCGCCCGGCAACCACGATAGATAAGGGTGGTTCGGGTCATTCAGCGAGGACGGGCCACGCGGCAGGCTGACGCCGAGATCCGCCGCCGTGTTGGCGCCGCCGACCGCGCGCTGCACGATTTCCGATCCCCGCTGCGTGGCGCCCTGCGCCGCCATGGTCGGCTTGACCTCGGACAGAATGGGACCGATCCACGGCGTCTTCTTGAGAACCGTGCCGACAGTATAACCGCTGCCCGAGGGATTGAGCCGCTGGCCGCCCGCCCGGCTGCCAACGCCAAGCGCGATCAGCGCCTGCCGGTAGTCGGCTAATTGCTTTTGCATTTCCGCCGGCAGCAGTGTCCGGCTGACATCCGCCCCGCCGCCTTGGACCTGATCGCCAATGCGCCCCGCGGCACTGTTGAAATCGAACCTGGGCGCTCCCGTATCGGCGATCTCAGTGGCTGCATCCTTGCCGTAAAGCGTCCGCAGCGTCAGCGCGCCCGCCAATGGCTGCCTGACCTCATCGCCCAGGTGGAACTGCAAATGCGAAAGCGCGGCGTTGGTGCCGCCGCCAGGAGTGACCGTCCCGGCACCGCTGCCGAATATCGAGTTGACCGTCTCTTGCCCCGTATGCGGCGCGGCTGGATTGGTCACGCCCGCGATCAACCGCTCGGCCGCCGGATTATCGCGCGGCTCGATGAAGTTATACTTCGCCCGCGTTGCCGCATTGGCGTCTCGGAAATCGGTGAGCGTCTGGGGGTTCCCTGCCATCCGGCCCGGCGTCGTCTCGGCAGCGGTAATCGCATCATCCAGCGCCCGCTTCATCTGGGCAGCGGCGGCGGCGGCTGGCGTGCCAGGTTTGTCGCTGATGACATTGCCAAGCATCTGCCGCATGTCCTGCAAATGCCCGAGATTGAACCCCTGCATCGAGCCAGGCGTGCCGCCCGGCCCCGTTGGCAGCATAACGCGACGCAACTGCTGGAACGCATCGACCGCCAGTTGCCCGGTATCGCCGAGCTGGGCTGCCGAATAATTGCCTCCTGGTCCCTGCGGGGCACCGTAGAACCGCCGCATCACGTCGGCCGATTTGGCCAGCACATCGGTCGAGACATCGGGCGAGAACACCACGCCGCGCCCGGCGGCAGTGTCAGGCGAAACATCGCCCAGCTTCGCCCATGCAGCCTTCTCGGTATCGGTCAGATCCTTGACCCGACCGGCAATGCTCGCGTTAACCTTGTCGCCATACCCGCTCGCAGTCGGCTGGAAGTTGTCAGGGGCCGATGTGCCAGGCGCGACCTCGCCGCTGGCGTTGCCGATAAGCGTGCGCTTGTTCAGAAGGTGTTGCTCGGCATTGCTGTCGTTCAGTCCCTTCAAATGCGTCCGCGCCGCGTCCGAAGACGATCCCGAATTTGCCAGGAAGTCCTCATAAGCAACCTTGGTGGGGTCGGCCGTGACAGTGCCCTCAGTCGGATTGAAGCCCCAGCGGTAAAGCGTCCGCGCCCGGTTCGCGATGTCCTCGGCGGTGCCGATGACCGGACGGCTCACCCTGTCAATGACCTTCAGGCCGGCATATCCAAGCCCCGATAGCCCGGCGGGCAGCAGGGTGGATATCGCCGTGCCGAGCGCATCGAACGGCTTGTTCTCACCGCCGAGCAGATAGCTGCCCGCCTGCGACAGCGCGTGCTGCGCCCCGCCCGCGCCCATTTGCCGCAGCAGCGACGTGCCTCCTGACTCTATCGCCGCCGCCGTCTGCCCGCCATAGAACAGTCCCTTCTGCGCGTTGAAGCCGGGCCGATCGAGATACATCTTCGGCCCGCCGGGAACCTGCACGGTCAGACGTGCGCCAGGCGCCGGATGCCCCTCGGCATCGAGGTCGTCATAGGCGATCTGTGCGTTTGGAATACGCGACTTGATGGCATTGCCAAGGGCTGTCTCGTTGGGCGACAGCGCCATGTTGCCGACGATGCCCCACGCCTTCGGGTCGAGAACACCGAGGCCGAGGCCGGGCATGTCAACCGGTCCATATTCGGGATGCCGCACCGAATCGTTCCCGGTGAATAGGTCCACAGCAGCGGCACGGCCAGCGGCACGCCGGTTCGAACGATCCACCAGCTTCGACCCTGATGGCTCAACCGGAACGGGGTCGCCCTTTCCGGTCCCGCCGATGGTCGTATAGGACGTGCCCAGAATGCTAGTGGGTGTGCCGCCTGGGTCGAACCGCTCGCCAGTATCTGCGGGCGCCGCTTGGCCGCCGGGACCGAAGGATACGGAATTGCCGCCGGGGTCGAACCGCTCGGGCGCTGCCGGGGCGCTTGTGGTGGTCCCCATTATCTATTCCCCCCGACCTCTATGGCAACTGGGGCTTTGACCGGTGCCATGCCGGGCGAATAGACGATTTCCAGGCCGCCGTTCGGCTTGCGGAACATCGTGCCGGGCCGGATGTTGTGTTCCTCGGCCCAGTCCTGGCGCTTTGCTTTCCATACGGGATCGGGGTCAAGCCAATGGTCGGCGAGTTCCTGTGACCGCAACGGGACGATGGGATATTTCGTTTCTATCGTCTCGGCCGCCGTTTTCAGCGCCTCGGAAATAGGCTTGCCGTCAGCCGTCAGCTTGTTGACTTCGAGGTTATAGCGCATCTTCTGGTCTTGGGCCCGGCGCAGATACGAGATGACGGCGGCCCGCGTTTGCGGGTTCTCATACACGTTCGGCGCCATGTTTTCGATGAAGTTCAAATCCCTATCCGACAGGTTGCCCATGGACATGCCCTGACGCAGCCGCGCGATGGCGTTGGATATGCCGCTCTGCAACAACTGAGTGGCGCCGGCTTCCCCTTTATCTACAATCCCTAACTGAGCCATGCGGTTCAGGATCGTGGTATCGCCAATCTTCAGTGTGGCAAAGACACTCGGGTTTTTTACGTTGTTCGACAGCGCCAGCAATCCATCCAGTTCACTGACTGCGCCGCGAGATTCCACGGCCTCTTTGCCAAGCTGATCAATGATCGTTTTCCGGCTGGCCAGATCAGAGGTTTCCCGGCTTTGCCGCGATACAATGTCGCCCTGCTGGGCTTGGTCGAACGCTTTGTTGTAAGCCTGGGTGGCAAGGTCGTAGCGGGTCTGGATCGCCTTTTGCTGGGCGTCGTCATACGTCGTAAGTTTTGCATCCGCAGCCGCGCGCTTGGCTTGAATCATGTTCTGGACGTCAGTGTTGAGCGCCGTCTGCTCTTTGTCCAGACCGCGCAACGCTTCGGGCTGGTTCTTGTCGGGCAAAGTCAGCCCGATCTTCTGGCGCTCGCGGTTAAGCCCCGCTTGCCTTTCGGCAAACGCCGCCTTTTGCGCGGGTGTGAGGTCGGGGTTGAAATCCTCAGTCTTAGGCGGCGGCACGTATTGCTGCTTGTAATAGTCGTTGAACTCGCCGGGATGCCGGATCATCAGATTGCCGACAGTGATGTCGGGATACGCGGGCGGCTTGGGAACGTCGGGCGCGGGTGGCACGGCTGGCCCTGCGGCAGCGGTGGTGACCTCATCCGCCGAGACGCCCCTTCCGGTGGGCGCGAGCGTGTCGGGATCTGCCCCGCGCGCGATCATGCCTTGCGCGATGGCATCAGCATTGCCAGCAGCGCCGGGGGAAGGCGGTGGTGCTACTGCATCAGGTGGGACACCGGGGCCGGCGAACTGCGCGCGGCCGGGCGACGGGGCTGCTTCTGCCGTTGAGCCGCCGCTCGCATCTGTCGCGGGAATGGGCTGACGTGCTGGCGGGGCATCTGCCGCCACTGGCGCTGCCGGGCGGCGTGAGTTCTTGTTCCCCTCCTGCACCGCCATCGCCGCCTGGACCTTGGCGCGGACGGCCGGATCGCGAATGTCGATCTTGGCATTGGGATCGATGCCGGTGGCCTTCGCCACTGCGGCGATATAGCCGGGCGTGTCGTTCTCGCCAGGCGGCGCCCAGCGGCTAATAAGCCCGGATAGCGTGTTGATGCCGCCCTCGGCATACTTGCCGAATAGTGCATCCGTCGCCGCCTGACCTTCCTCGGGCGTCTTCCATGCCGCGAAGCCATTGGTATTGACCGCGCCAGGTTGCCCGGCAAACCGGATATTCAGTGGATTGTTGAGGGCGAACGGAACATCGCCCGCCGCGCTGATGTCGGTGTTGCCCTGTCCGGAAAGCGCGCGCGCCGCCGCCGCCCGCTGCTGGTCTTGTATCAAGGTCAGGATCGGCAGGGCTTCCTTGATGCGGGCGATTTTCATCTCTTGCTGCGATTGCGCGTATTCCTGCTGTGCCTGCCCGCGGGCCGCCGTCAGCGCCTCGGACTGGCCGAGCGATTGCTGCGCGGCACCGATGCCGCCGCCGATAAGCTGGCCGATCGTCGGGCGGTCGGTGCGATAACCGCTATTGGCCAGCAGGTTCAGCCCGAAATTGAGCAGCGCGCGGTTGCCCGAGGCGTCGGCTTCATCGGCTGAGACGGGGACCGCGCCCGAGGGTCCGCCGCCGAGGGCAGAGCCGAGTAATCCGGTGATCGAGGACGGCCGGGCGACCTGCGCGCGTGCGCCCGTAGGCGCCGGCGGCTGCGCCATTAGCTGCTGGTAGAGCTGCTGGTAATCAACCTGCGGGGCGGTCGTGGTGTCGGGCTCGGCCATGGTTCAGACCCCCAGTAAACCCTTGCTCGACCCGCCGCCGGGATAGAGCGCCTGGTAACGCTGGGCCAGAAGCTGCACCAGCGCAGCGAGCGGGGACGCGCCACCGCCGCCGCCGACAGCGGATTGCGCCGGGGACATCGCGCCCTGGCCCGACTGCCCGCCCGATCCGCTGCCCTGCTGCGCGTTGGCGCCCTTGGAAAGCTCGCCGAGCGCCTTGGTGAGATTGGCGCCCCATGCCGGATCCTCGGTGTCGATGCCGGTGCTGGGACTGCCCGCACGGGCTGCCACATCGCTGCCCCGTGTATCGTAAGGATAGTCTGACATCAGAGTGCTCCTAGCGCCGTTTCATTTCACAAGGCGCCCAATATGCCGCCCGCAACTGCACCGACAGGTGCGCCGACGCCGCCGAACGTCGCCCCGATCGCCGCCCCCGTGGCGGCCCCGCCGGCA